GTTGCGTGACTGGGTGCAGCAAGCAGCACAGCTCATTAAGCGTCACGAGGGCTTCAGAAAGTATCCCTACAGGGATACGATGGGGCACTTGACAATAGGCTATGGTCATAACCTTGATGCCCTTGGCATAACGAGGAAGCAGGCCGAAGTTATCTTCCGTGACGACCTCCGCAGAGCCATAGACATGGCTCGGAGTGTGTGCCAAGCACACGGCATTGCTTTTGCGGAACTCCCAGCGCCAGCAAAGGTTGCACTTACAGACATGGCCTTTAACCTTGGGGCGAAGCTCTACGAGTTCAAGCACATGCTTAGCGCTATTGCCGAAGGCAACTGGGAGCAGGCCGCGGAGGAGGCTCTTGACTCTGTGTGGGCTAAGCAGGTGGGCCGCAGGGCAGAGGATGTAGCGGAGCTACTTCGCTCCTGTGCGTCGGACGGTGCGACACAAGGGCTGGAGGAAGAGGAATGAGCGTGTGGCTTCCGATTGTCAAAGCTGTGCTTGACCGTGTCCTTGGCATAGTGCACAAGCATGTGCACGATGAGGACACGAGGAAGCGCATAGAGCTTGAGCTTTCAGCTCTTGTTTTGGGCAATGAATATAAGCGCCTTGAAGCCGAGCTTGAAGCCAAAAAGTCCATCATTGTTGCTGAAGCCACTGGGCATAGCTGGTTGCAGAGGAACTGGAGACCCATCACGATGCTTACATTTGTCTACATCATAGCGCACAACTTCATCTTTGCTCCACTCTTTGGGCTTAAAGCCCTGCCTATTCCGCCAGACATGTGGGCGCTTCTGAAGCTTGGCATAGGGGGATACATCGGAGGCCGCAGTCTGGAGAAGGTTGTGCAGATGGCTACGGATGCGTGGAGGCAGCGCAAATGAAGGTTCTCAGTGAGAACGATAAGCTTGCAAGATACTGGCGTCAAGCCATGGACTATGGCTGGCCGAAGTGGCATGCGGAAGCGTTTAAGGACAGGCAATACTACGAGGGGAGGCAGTGGACTCCTGCGGAGATTGAAGAGCTTAAGGAGATTTCGCAGCCTGCCATCACCATAAACCACATCTACGCCAAGATAAACGCTTTGCTTGGCCTCTTGCTCCAGCAACGTCCACAGATAAAGTGTTTGCCTCGGGGCAAACACGATGCAGAGCTTGCACACATAGCAACGCTTGTGATTCGCTACATCATGGACATCAATGATGTTCGGACGAAGCTGGCAGAAGCCTTCCTTGATATGCTTACAGCTGGTATTGGCTGGCTTGATGCGCGTGCCTCTGGTATCTTGACGAAAGACCCCATCGTTGTGGAGTATGTGCCCTGGCACGAAGTTGTCTTTGACCCGCTTGCCAAGCAGCCAGACCTGAGCGATGCTCGCTTCGTGTTCAGGTGGCGCTTCGTTGACAGGGACGATGTCCTTGCGCTCTTCCCAGATGCAGAGAAGGCGATTGATGCCCCTACCCTGAACGTGTTTGGCTGGCCAATCGGTCGCGATGCAATGCTTGGCTGGGCCGACAGGGAGCGTGTGCTGGTTGTTGAGGCCCAGTGGAAGGAGCTTGCAAAGCGCAAGGTCTATTGGGACGGGTTTCAGGCAGTTAAGTATGACGAGGCCGTCCATGGCAGCCTTGTTGCTGAGGGCATCGGAGAGGTTCGTGAGGCTGTGATTCCTGTGGTGAAGAAGGCTATCATCGTTGGCAGCACAGTTGTGCATGAGGAGGAGCTTCCTTACCTGCATGGCGACTTCACGCTTATCCCATTCATTGCCTTCAGAGACGTGGATGGCCTCCCTGTTGGCGTAGTGCGGATGCTCCGCGATGTGCAGGACGAGATTAACAAGAGGCGGAGCAAGGTGCTCCACTACTTGACAAGCAAGCGCGTCATTGCGGAGAAAGGTGCTGTTGATGACCCAGACGAGTTCATGGAGGAGCTTCAGAGGCCAGATGCATTCCTCACATACAATAGGGGCTTCCAGCTCCGCATTGAGAGTGACCTTGACATCGGTGCGCAGCACTTCCAATTGATGCAGGAAGCCATTCAAGAGATGAGCATGATTAGCGGAATCTATCAGGACTTCCTCGGCATTCCTACGAATGCAAGGACGGCTGCAGCACTGCGCCAGCGCGTTATGCAGTCTCTTCAAAGCGTGCAGAAGTGGATAAGTGCAGTGGAGCGTGGCCTCAAGGTTCTTGCAGAGCATCTCCTTGCACTTGCAAAGCAATTCTACACAACGGAGCGCCTTATTCAGATAACCGATGAGCCTGAAGCGATTGTGCTTAACGAGGTTGTTCAGAATGATGACGGAACGATTTCTGTGCGCAACAGCCTCGCCAAGCTGCGTGCCGATATTGTTGTTACGGTGCAGCAGGGAGGCTCTACGGAGCGCCAAGAGCAGCTCGCCCAGCTTGTTGAACTGTTCAAGGTTCTTCCGCCGCAGCTCATAGCAATGTCCCTTGACATTCTGATTGATGCCTTTGACGTGCCGCAGAAGGCCAAGCTGAAGGAGCGTCTTGCGCTCCTGATTCAAGCACAACTAAACCAGATGCAGGGAGGTGGCAATGGAGCAGCTGGTCAAGGAGCTAATGGGTCTAACGGAGCAGGAGGCGCAACAAGCGGAGCAGGTGGAGCAGGAGGCACAGCCGCAGCAACAGGATAATGCTGAGCAGCAAGAGCAGCAGACCACAGAGGAGCAGAGCAAAGACAGGCTTGAAGAGCTCCTTGCACCGATTATTGGGAAGCGTGAAGAGCAAGGAGAGCAGCATACCCAGCAGGGACAGCAGGCAGGAGTAAGCGAGGATGCTGTGCTTGCTGCACTGAGACGCATGTCTCCAGCGGAGCGGGCACGCTGGGCACTTAGCCAAGGCGAGGCTGGCATTCTGAAGCTTATGGAGCTTCAGCAGATTGAGTTTGAGGAGCGCCTGCGCCAGATGCAGACTCAGACGAGCACACAGGTTCTTGAAGACATCATTGCGGAGTGGGCCCAGCAGAACGCAGACCTGTTCAGCGACCCCAAGGCCCGTGTCATTGCTCGTGGCGTAGACACCGAGCTGCTTGAGCGTGCTGGTTATCGGAGCTACAGGGAGCTGACTCCAAGCCAGCTCAGAGCGCACTTGCAGCAGGTTGCAGAGGTGACGAGGAAGCTTCTTGGCCTGAGTGACGAACGGGACGACACACAGGAAGAACGCAAGGCGGACAGGCCAGTCCATATTGGGGATTTTGCTGGCGGTGGAGCGGGTCCGATGCCAACAGGCAACGTGACTGCTGAGCAGCTTGAGCGCCTTGCAGCTGAAGACCCCATAGAGTTTGAACGTGTTGCAGCCAAGCTCTCCGATGAAGAACTTCTGAATCTTATGGGTGAATTCTAAAAAATCTGATAGGGAGGTAGGTAGCGATGGCACAAACAATTGTTCCTGCAGGGAACGCACCGAATCAGCTTGCGGTCAAGATTTGGTCTGCCAAGCTGATGCAGTTTGCCCTCGGAGAGAGCTTCTTCGTGTCCCGCTTTGCAGACACAAACTTCGTGCGCACAGGCAAGAAGTCCCTCATCGGGACGAGCCCAGATATGCCGATTCAGCTCCTCAGGGACTTAGAAAAGTCCGAGGGCGACACAATCCAGTATGACGTGTTTGCTGACCTCAAAGGCGATGGCGTCTACGGAGACGCCCAGCTCAAAGGCAAGGAGGACAAGCTTACCCCATACATGGACTCTGTCCGCATTACGCAAGTGAGGAAGGGTGTTGATGCAGGCGGCCGACTTTCAAGGAAACGCACTAAGCATGACCTTAGGATGGTTGCACGCACCAAGCTTGGGAGGTGGTTCGCGAGGTTCTTTGACGAGGTAATCACGTGCTACCTTGCAGGGCATCGCGGAGAGTCTACTGCACAGTGGGTTCTTCCGACGGACTGGAATGGCTTGAAGGATGGCGACACCGTGATTCAGCCACTTGAACCCGCCGATGAAGAACATACGTTCTACCTTGACAGCACAGGTGGTGTTGGGCACGACCTTAGTGCTGCAGAGGCAACAACTCTTGCTCTGAAGTGGTTTGACAAGCTTGACACATACATCTCCGTGATGGATACGCCACCGAATCCAGTTTACGACAACGGAGAGCCTCACTACATCGTCATTCTTCATCCGATTGCTGCTGAGCAGCTGAGGACAGAGACCTCTACAAACAGCTGGCTTGAAATCCAGAAGTATGCGGGGCCTCGCGGGCAGCAAAACCCGATTTTCAGGGACAGCCTCGGAAAGTATGGGCGCTTCATTCTCCACAAGTTCAGCAAGATTCCAGTCGTCACGGTTGGAGACAAGAAGTATGCCATGAACCTCGTGCTTGGTGCACAGGCAGCAGTCATAGCCTTCGGTGATGCAGGAGGCAAGTTTAGCTTGACTTGGCACGAGGAGATTGACGACCGTGGAAACAGGCTCGTCGTAACTGCATCCACAATCTTTGGATGCAAGAAGGTCAGGTTCAACGGTAAGGACTTCGGCGTAATTGTGATGCCAACCCTGATTGAGTAAGGAGGGAAGCCATGGCTGAGTTTCGTGCTCCGAATGCGCAGGATTACATAGCTCCTGTCATCAGTGATGGAGGCAACCTCTACGCCGTGACATTCAGGGCTGAGCTCTCTGGCTCTGAGGCGGCTGGCGACGTGCTTCACCTCGTAAATCTGCCTGCAAACGCGAAACTTGTTCGTGTTGACTTCGCTAACACGCTTGCATCCTCACAGCTCCGTGTGAACCTGAGGGCTGGCGAGACGGTGCTTAAGCAGATTGATTTGGGTGGAGGAACAACTGCTGAGTGGACGCCTACGGTGAGTGTTGGTCCTGTTGAGCTTGATGCAGACAGCACACTGAACATTGAGTTTGTTGACGATAGCCAGTCTGGCATCAGCATTGTAGGCGTAGCCTACTACGTCTACCCAGACATCGGCTAAGCGGAGTTCGTGATGCCAAGCTACAGGGACCTCCTCTATGACCTTCGCATGGAAGTCGGGGGCGACCCGAACACGGTCGCCCGTTTGCCTTCCTTCATCCGTGAGGCTGAAGACATCATTTGGCCTCAGATTGTAATGGCTGCACCAGAACAGGTCGTAACGCTTGAATTCACAGACAGTTCGCAGCTCTCTGTGAACGATAGGCTTTGGCTTCAGGTCGTAAAGGCGTGGGATGCCGATGGCAGGCCCGTGAAAAGGCAGCCAGTCGGAAGCGGAAGCTTCGGCTTCAACTGGAGTCGTGGCATTGTTCGGCTTGTTGGAGAGCACAGCCTTCCTTTCACTCTGCGCCTGAAGGTGCGTGTCCGTGAAGACTATTTGCAGGACGGAGACGACGAGACCACGAAGTTCCTCCTTGGCCGTGGCTATGGCCTCATAAAGTATGGCGTGCTTGTGCACAGGGTCTTTGACCCGCAGAAGTGGCCTGCATGGAAGCAGGAATACGAGCGGGAGCTTCGCTCCATCAAGGAAGAGGCCTTCATGAAGCGATACACGCTTAAGGGTCCTGATGGACGGAGGTGGTTCTAATGCGTCCTCGTGACTTCATTGACGAAGCCGTCACAGCGTTTGGCCAGTTTGCACAGAAGCGCTCCCTCATCTTTGGCCTGCTTAAGCAGACCTTGCTTGACGTGGAGCAGAGGCTTCTGCCGAGCCACATGCTTGTGACAGAGGACATAGTCCTGTCTTCACAGGACAGCGTCCTTCTTGACCGCGGGAGGTCAGTTGCGGAGGCCTTTCTTGATGGAAAGCCGATGTTTGAGATTTCGCCTTTTGCGATAAGGCACTTCGGGCCTAAGCATGCAGGCCTCTACTTTGCGACACGCTTCCTTGCTCCTGAGCTTAAGCTCGTTATGGAGTTCGGTGTGCCGTTGAGCGGCACGCTTAGCGTTCGCTACTTCAAGCATACAGACCTTGGAGAAGACGAGGACGTTGACTTCCCGTTCCTTGACCGCCTTGCGGATGTGCTTAAGCACGGCCTCATGGCCAGAGTTGCTGAGCTTGCCAAGGATGTGGAGCGCATGCAGCATCACGAAGCTCTCTACTTAAAGGCTCTTGGGGTGACCAAGTGAAGCGTCTGGAGATTCCGACACAGGGTGGCCTGATAGGCCATTACGCGGATGTGCCTGTCGGCACGCAGGGCGCGGTCTACTTGCTGAATGTCACACCGTTTGACAAACAGGGCATCTTGTTGTGGAGGCCGATGTGCCAGCTTGGCACGGAGAATGAGGACTGGGCACGCATCACAAGTCTGCCTGTTGCAGATGTGTGCTGTTCTCAGGACGGCATCGTCGTCGCAGCCCTTGACAGTGCCAATGGCAAGACGCGGGTCTTCTGGTGGAAGCCAGGGCAAGCTCCTGTAGAGCTCACACCTGTTCCGCTTCCAGATGACGGAAAGACCGTGCAGGCAAGCTTTGCAGCCACGGGCTTTGTGCTTGCTGTTGACGGCTGGGGAATCTGGTATTACGACTGGGACGAGGAGACGCAGGGCTTCAAGCCTCCAATGCGTATTGGCAGTCTTGGCTGGACAACAGGAAGTGGGTCTGTGGCCCTGACTGTGTCTGAGGACACTGAGCTTCTGCAGGTAAGCTTCCAAGCCAACGCAGATATTTGGCTTACGGACGTAACGCTCTTCTTGGCTCGCAGGGCTGAGTTCAATGGGGACGGCCAGTTCACGCTTGAGGTAGAGGACTCAACAAGTGCTGCGCACCAGGCTCTTGAGAGCTACTCCGTAAGCGGCTTGCCCGTAGCAAT